ATGTAAGTCATTAAGCCTAAAAAATTAGCATTCCTCATACCTATATTGTATTTGATTTATATTTTCTTTAATTTCTTTAATCAGGAAGTAGGCAGATGTACTGTTGATGTTGAAATACTTAGCGAGTGCAGTCTGAGTTGAATGTCCTTTGTCATAATATGCCTCAAATACTATCCTCTTGATTCTGTCCTTTTGCTCTGTTCTGTATATCTCAACAAGTGCCTTCTTAAAGTTATACCTATCCTCTATCTCTATCTTATGCTCCAGGTCAGTAGAGTCATCAATAACATCCATTGTGTACTCTTGAGACTTGTATAAGTCCTGTTTCTTAGTCTTAGAGCCTTGAGTCCAGATAAGGTCACACTTAATAGTGTTGAGTAGGTAACTCTTAGCCTTATCCTCTGTCATATCTTGAGCATTGAGTCCTGCACAGTGGAGGTAAGCATTGTTAATAACTGCATCTGCATCTATTGAGGTGGGGATGTTGAGCACATCTAAGAAATGGCGAGTGTACTTGAGCACCTCAAGGTAGTTGCGAGTGAGATATCTATCCAAGTGCTCCTTCATACCATTGAGTGAAGTCCTTGAGCCATACCTTCCTGCGTACTGATGCACAGAAACACTCCTTATCTCTTTGCCCTGTTACTCTGTTCTTAACTTGTTGTAGTTGTATAAGGCTTCTCTTAGTGAGCACCTTCTCCTCTGGTTGATTGAGGATAGTATCTATGAGTTGTATATCAGTTTGTTCAAGCATACAGCAGTGAGTGAAGTGGCACAGGCAATAGTGAAGGACTGTGAGTAGATTAGTGTTCCCCAAAATGATGTACACTTCCAACAGCCAAGAGCTGTATGTATCCAATCGGGTAGGATAAGCCTATTGATGCGGTCTTGAAGAGGCTCAAAGTTAACGAACCACCATGATACAACAAGAGGAGCTAAATAGTCTATCATGGGTGCTAAGATAATAAAAGTTTTTAACATAACAAAGGGGAGTTGTTATACTCCCCCTTGTGGCTTACCAGAGCCGAATGTGATCCCCCTTGTGTGCATATTCATTACTTCCCAGGTTTTTGATTTGGACAAGGGGGGTGGTTTTGCCTAACCTCAGTTGTTAATCTTATCAAGTATTGATTGAGGAGTCTTATACTCCCATCCATACTTATTGTATATCTGTATTAAGTAGTTCATTTCTTTACTAAGTATTTGAATGCATTATCATAAAATGGAGTCCTTACTTCTTTGCCATGCAGAAATCTGTACAGCGTGATATTAGGTACTCCCATGTCCTCTGCTAAGTGAACTATCTTATATCTGTTTGATAGTTGGTCCTTAAGTTCCCTTCTGAGCCACTCAGTGAATGACTCATCAAGGTTAAGGAATACAGTCTTAGAACGGTAAGTCATCTTGCTCAGCTTGAGGTTGTACACTTGGAGCTGCAGGGTCAACAAACTCTTTATCATGAGTTACCTTCCACACATCAAGAGTGTTGTAATACCTGCCATTGAACTCTCTGCCTCTTAGGTTGAATGATACATCAACAACATGGCTGACCTTTAATGGAGCCACCATGTCCATCTTATCATTGACTGCCTGGAATAAGATATCTTGTGGATACTTAGAGTCAAGTGTAGTAATTACAAATTCTCTCACTGAGAATCGGTCTGAGATCACTTTGACCTCATTGATGAGCTTAACAGCTCCTTTAATTGTTAAATCTGACATTTTATATGTTATTTGGTTTATTAATCTACTCTCTCAGGAAAGTACACTGGATCAGATGTTACGTGAATGATTTGCTCAACTACTAAATTAGCATAGTGTACAGCTAATTCATAATCAGGTTTGTATTGAGCAATGTCATCATAAGAGTTTCTGATATCCTGCATTCTTTGAGGATTGGTTAAAAAAGCTGCCACTAACTGAGTGACTAACTGTGCTTTGTTTTTAGCTTCCATTTTTGTTTGTTTTTAAGGTTAAATATATTTTTCTTTAAATTTAGCAGACTGAATAAATGTTTTATCTGTTAATGCCTTTGCATAATCATGAGCCATCTCTGCTATCAATGCATGTGGATGATCTGCATCAGGTGCCAATCCATTGCCAATACTTGACAATAGGCCATTCAATGCCATTAACATGGCTTGTTGGTAAAATTCTTCTTTTTCCATAGTTATTTGTTATTTAGTTCATTAATATACTTACTATAGTACTCATTACAGTAGATGAGTCTATCTCTTATCTGCTCCTCCTTCTCCATGTCTCTCTCATAGCTTAGCACAGTAACTCTATGGTGCATTGGTATGTGGTCAACTCTATGTATTGATAGGTTATCCCACTCAGTGAGTAACTCATCTGGAGTTGTGAACATAGTATAAGCCAACTCAAAGACAGGTCTATCATAAAGCCACATATATGCTCTACCCTGCCATTCATAATCTGAGTTCTCACCTTCGGATTGTGTTGCAGGGAAGGTCTCTAATGACCATGGACTTTTAATGTCAATGATAAAGTCATCTATTTTGATGTCACAGCATCCACTCATGTAGTCATTCTCTACTCTTAGATTGTTTTTAACGTACTTATTTGTAAACCTAACATCATTGAGTAACTTTATCCCTACATGCTCCCAGTCAGTGCCTTTAATCATTGGCTTAGTTTTGATGTTAAGCTCATATCCAAAGAAATCCTGCTTAGCAATTTTTCTAATCTCAGACTTTGCAGTCTCAGACAATGGATCTGACTTGCTCCTGGAGTTGGTCATGAGCTTACCTAATTGTGATGGTCTCCATTTCATAGTTGTGCCTCCTGTTCTTTAGTTAGGTTGAACTTAGACTTGAGTTGCTCAACAGTGTACTCACCTGCTGCAATCTTAGTCAATGCACCTTTGAAACGTTCTGCAGATAATGTCTCTTTGACTATCTCTTTTGGCTCTTCCTTAGATGCCTTCTCTCCATCGTCATCAACAGCCTGCAAGCTCAATGCACTTTGAAGTGTGTATCTACGATAATAAGTGATAGCAGATCCCATGTTTTGAGGATTAACTCCTTGAGGTAAGTCCATACATGACTCAAGCATAGCTCCTGAGTCAATGTCAATAATCTGAGTGCAGACACTGTTACCATGTATTGGTTGGATAAGTAGTAATCCATTCTCAAGTAATACAGGCTCAACTGTGCTAAGAATAGCATTAAGATCTGCGTACTTTGAATGATGACTGGTTGCATTTTTAGTTACCTTACCAATGGCTAACTTTGCCCTGTGTAACTTTTGATGTAGAGTTAGGACTCCCCCTAACTCATTGAGCTCCTTAATTTTTTCGGTAGCTGTTTTGATTTCTTTTTGCATAAAAGTATTTTTAAATTATTTCTACAAAGATACACAAACTTATCTAATTAGCAAATAAAAGTTATTAACATTTGTATGTTAATTCCTGCCCTGTGAGTGCAAAGTAAAGATTCTCAAGTTGATGAGCATATTGAATATGATTGTATCTTATAAAGTGAGCACCATTTGTAATGACAAAATAATTAGTTATACCAAACTCATAACCATAATGATAATCTTTTACATATATCCTATCTGATACTTGCTTAAATCCTACCCTAACTAACCACTCCTCACTTATCTCAAGTGCCTGATAAAAGTCATCAAGGTCATCATCAAGCAGATTCTCAAGGTCTGCTAAGTTTATGAGATCAGTTTTGTGAGTCCCATCTCCTAATTCTACTTTATAGGTATTGCCTAACCTAATTTCATGTGAGTCTAATGTCATAATTTAATCTATTTCGTTGTTAATTGTTATTCTCTTGCTCCTCCTCCTCCTCTTGAGGCTCTTGATATACACATCATATCTGACTAATGGAGATGGTTTGTGTTTCATAGTCCTAATGTAAATTTCTCATACCAATCAACAAAACTATCAAAGTCTCTCACAATGATATACACTCCACCTGCTCTCTCAATGGCTGCTTGATATTCCTTTTGTGCATCTGACTGTCTATCCTTCCCAAATTTTACCTCAATCTTAACTGACCTCCCTCTTATGGTTGCAGAGATGTCTGCAGTTCCTTTGGTGCTTTGTCCAGGTGTCCATTTCCCTGGTAACTGCTTTGTGTGGGCCATCATACCTGAGCCAACTTGTATCTTAGCTCCTTCCCTGTACTGACCCTGTGAGGAGATTCTCTCTGCTTGACCTCCCATGAACTGTATCCATGCAATAACACATTTTGTCAAAGCATTGGCATTGTTATCATTCCATTCAGTCTTAGGGATATATGCCTCTGGCATGTTAGGGTATTTCAGTTTCAAACTCTCCATCATGAGAGCATTGAGCTTGGCTTTGTTAATCTTATTCATTCTCTATCTTTTTAATATATTTATTAATTGTCTGCCTTGATACTTCTAATATCTCTGCTGCTTTTGACTGATTAAGGTTTTTATTTTGAGTATAAAGAGACTTAAATTTATCAAATGAGTTCATACTTTGGTCTGCCTTAATAATATACTTCATATCCTTTTTATCCTGTGATTCAATCTTAACTTTTTTACTCATGTTAATAAAATAGTCAGACAGTTTCTCAGCTTTCAACATAGCATCTGCACCTATCATACTATAAGAGCCATCATTCTCTTCAATATCATAGCTCCATAAAGCATTGAGAAGGAGTGCAAATCTTGGAATATAGCTCTTTTGTTTAGGCAACATTGACTTCATATATTCATTCTCACTATCACTGTTCTGCATCTCAGTAATCTTATTGAATATTCTCATCCATTGTGTCTTAGCCTTTGGAGATAGTATTGCCTTAATAGGCTCAATGTCATCCTCTTGATTGTATTTAACCCACTCTCTTTTTACTGTATCAAAGAACTTAACAATATACTCATCATACCAAATTAAGATGCGGTCATCCATCTCATTCTCATTGTAAGTATCAACATACAAATCAGGGAATGTGATTAACATCCTATCTGTAAATCCATTCTCTTTGTTCTCCTCTGTATTAAACTGATCAAAGATACTTGGCTGGATACCTCCGAGTACAGGAATGTGAGGTTTGTCAACAAATGAACTCTTTGCTGTTTTTCTATTCATGCTTACAGCCTTACCACTCCAGCAGGATAGCCAAAACTCAAGGTCAGAACCTGCCCTATATTTGTTCATGTCTTTAAACCATCCTGCAAGCTCATCTTTAAACACTCCTACAGCATTCTTATTCTCTTCATGCAAGTCAACTAATGCCTCAAGTGTAATGTCATTAACTATAAATTGAGTCTTTTTAGGCTTTCTTACCTCCTCTGAGTGCTCCTTATCCTTCTTATCTTTTTTCTCATACTCTACCCACTTAGAATATTCCTTGATGTATCTCCTTATATGAGTGTTATTAATCACCTCCAAAGGTCTTATCATTTGATTGATGCTTGGAGTCTTACCTATCCCTGCCTTACCTACTAATGAGATCCAAACTGTGGCATTCTCAATCCATCCTGTCTTAACTTCGAGCTTCAATGAGTTACCAACTATCACTGATAAGAGCCAAAGGAATGAGCTACCCATGTAATCAATGGATAGACCTAATGTTTTAGCACTCTCAAGGATGTATAGTTGAATATTCTCAGGAAATATATCAATAGGAAATGTCAACTTATCAAGGTCAACTGTAGGTCTATCCTCTATCTCTATCTTTGGCACTCTTCGAGTTCCATATCCTTTGTGATATAAGTCATTTGCAGCCTCTTTAAAGCTACCAAAGTGATACTTATGAGCATAGATAGCAAATGGACTTAATAACTTCTCAGCAGGATAATTTGTTCCTGTGCTGAATAGATACATACAGCCACTATCTTTGTACACATATCCTGAGTGAGGTGAAGTAGCTCCATGCCGTCTTATGATGTAATTCTTATTAGTGTTTCTTACAATGTTAAACTCATCTGAGATAAGATCTATTGTGTTGCTTTGATTGTTATAATCATCCCATGGACTTATCTCATTGTCATTAACCTTATATTCTTTTTTAGTAGGTTTATCCAGGTTAACCTCCTCAATATAGTTGTAAGTCCTCGAAATAAACCAAATAATCTCTCTCTCCTCCTCTGTAATATACTTAATGTCATGATATTCATTCATGCCATAAAAGTTACCATAGAGAATAAACTGTCCACCCTTACCTCTTGATTCAATAATAGCCTCCTTCATTCCTTTGAGCTTGGCTATCTTAGTATTACCACTCTGAGCTGTGCATTTATATATGATATGATAGCCATCCTTCATTGTTTTGGCAATGACTACCTTCTCATCAAAGTCTGAGATATTATCTCTTAGGAAGGAGATATACTCATCCCACCATTTTTGCCTATCTGGAAGGGATGGAAGTACTTTGAGATCAACATCAATACATTCAATGTCATTAAATCCTGCCCTACATCCATACAGAGGAGCATTCAATAAGTCAATATCATTTGAGGTCTTACATGGTAACTCAGTCCATTTTAATTCAATAGGTTTTTTAGACTCTTCACATGGAATAATGCTATAGCCTAAGCCAGATAATTTTTTTAGATAATCTTTTGTAATCATATTACTGTTTTTAAACCACTGTTATAAAAAAAATAGGGGGAAAGGAACAGTGAACCTTTTAAGTGGATGCCTCCGACAACCCCTTGAACAAAATTAGAAATAATTATAATATCTATTATAAACAATTTTAAAAACTTATTAACTGTAAACTACTGTAAAGGGGTTTACAGTAAAAGTGTAAACCTTTTTCGCTCTGTATCCATTATAAACACTAAGAAAATGCCCTAAAAAAGTGTAAACTTTACACTAAATTAAAAATTTTATTTTTTTTCAGTTTGAAAATTATAATTGATACCACTGTAAACTGTAAACCTTTACACTAAAACAGGTATTAACGTATTGATTTTAAGTGAATTAACTACTGAAATGGTTTACAGTAGGGTTTACAGGGGTTTACACTGCAACAAAAAACCCCCTGAGCTCTTTTGCAAAGGGGGTCTTGAGAGTAATAATTTAAAAAATCAAGTATGCAAGTCCAAAGTTAATTCTTTGTAGAGATTATTCTTAATTCTAAATTTAATTTTTCTCAATTGTTTCAAACAAAAACAGTTCATAATGTCATCAACCAAAACATGGCCTTCATTGTAATTTTCAAATATTAACATGAGCTCCTCAATATAGTCCAGATAGATTTTATCCTTGATTGAGATTAGATCATGATGAGTCTTAAGTCCATGTATCACACTTGCATGGTCTCTGTTAAACATGGCTGCTATCTCATAGAGTGTAAGTCCTTCCTCTCTGAGTAGGTTGTACAGATAGAAACGTTTGTAAGTGTAGTGTCTATATCTGTGGCGAGCTTTGAGGTCATTATCCTCAATATATTGTATTATGTCAGTCATTTTTATATTTATTAATCAGTCCTATTATAATCATAATTATCCCTGTGCTAAACAGTAGCAGTGCCATTTTTGCCTCCTCAGCCATCTTATTCTGATTTAAAGGTTTCTTTATAATATTGTTCACTTGTTTCTCTTGGAAAAATACTATTGTCTTTAGTTATATCTGCACATCCAACACAATAACTTTCAATTATCTGCTCCTTTTCCATTTGCTTGGCTTTTCCAATAATGCTTTTTCTTTTAATTTGATATTCAGTCTTAATAATAAGACCCATATCAAACTCATTATCTAAGTAAAGCAACTCATTTGCCATCAAATTTACTGCTGTTTGTTTCTTTAAACCTATATCCTTCAAATACTGTTCATGTTTCTCTGGAGTATCCAATCCCTCTGGCATTCCATACTGATCCATCCCTATTGCTATTCGAATAGCTCCTCTAATGACTGAGTCAGGGTGTATTGAGTTACCATTTTGCAGCATTACCTCTATACTTTCAAGTAGCTGTAGCATTTCTAAGTTTTGTTTTTTCATGTTAATTAAATTTTA